GGCGATGCAACCAAGGGCGAACTGCTTTGCGAGTTCTGCCTTGTGGGCGACGCTCCGGACGCATCGGCAAAAATCCAGGCAGTAACCTGATAGGAGGGGGAGGGGGAAACCTCTCCCCTTTGTTTATGAGCATAGTCAGTAAAGAGTTCAATCCCGATACGGGCATGTTGACCGAAATTGGATTTGAAGACGGGAAAATGAAGGTGCGCTACACGCAGGACACGCAAGCCCTGTATGAGCTAAACGCACAAATGCGAAACGATGCTGATATGACAAAAATGGGCATCAAAAAAGACCTGTGGAAAGTGGCGAACATTTCGCTATCGGACTGCATGAAGATGATCGTAGAGGACGGCTTCGATCCCTATAAGCGGTCAGCGACGGAGATCAAGCAACACATCCTGAAGCACAAAGACAAGTGGGGACACCTGTTCACTACTAACGGCAGATTCTGATGGGTATTTACACTGACCTTCAAGAGAAGGCAAAGACCGACCCCGATGGCGTGATTCACGATTGCGCTGCACTGCTAAACAAGAATCATGAAGACTCGCTAGCCCTGTTCCTGCTAGGCCAGATATACGCTGAAGCGGAGCATTTCGGCATGGCGTACACCATGTTTGACAGAATCACCCGCCTGAGGCCCGACAAGGCAGAGGCATGGAATAACCTGGGCATGTCCTGTGAGGGGCGCAAAGATCATCAAGAGTCGATGAAGCACTTTCGACGGGCTTGGAGTATCGAGAAACGCGCCACTTACGCCAGTAATATAGGAAATGCTTTCCTGTCCCGTCAGGACTATAACCAGGCTACGGAGTGGGCTGAGAAGGCACTCACGATAGACAAGGAATGTAAGTCCGCTAAGGCCGTTCTCGCTATCGCCAGTCTATCGCTTGGGAATTGGGCGCGGGGCTGGGATAACTACGATGCCACTCTCGGGGGTAAGTTCCGTAAGGAAACACAGTATCAGGACGAGGAACGATGGGACGGCACGCCCGGCAAATCGCTGATTGTCTACGGTGAACAAGGGCTAGGCGACGAGATCATGTATGCGTCCTGCATCCCTGACGTGTCGAAAGATAATCAAGTTGTCCTTGAGTGTGACAAGCGGCTAGAGGGTCTTTTCCGTCGATCATTCCCGCATATCTCTGTGTACGGCACCAGGCGCGACCCTGCGGACTGGCTGGGAAATCACAAGTTTGACGCTCGGGTGTCTTGTGGGACTCTCCCCAAGTTCTATCGGCGCAAGAATGAAGACTTCCCCGGTACTCCGTACCTCGTGGCAGATCCAGAACGGGTGACGCAGTGGAAGGCCCTCTTCGGTGACAAAAAGCCTAATATTGGCCTGTGTTGGTCGGGCGGCTCGAAACACAACAAGCCCCAAGCGCGGGCTATCGGACTTGAAGCATTCAGGCCGTTGATTGAATCGACTTACGCCAACTTCTACAGCCTGCAGTACAAAGACCCGACCGACGAAATCGCTCAGACGGGGCTCCCGGTAAAGCACTACAAACGCGCCTGTGAGTCACTCGATTACGACGACACAGCGGGCTTTGTAGGAGCCCTAGACCTTGTTATCGGCGTCCATACTACCGCGCATCATTTAGCCGGGGCATTAGGTATCCCCGGCATCATCCTTGTGCCAGATCAAACCCTCTGGTTATACGAGAACGGATTCCCTTGGTACACCTCCGCAACACTGTTCAAAAAGCGACAGAGTGAGGGATGGCAGGGCACGGTTAATCGTTTGTTGAAGGATGATCTATGGGAAAAGTCATACGGGTGTTTGCCGGGTTCGACCAACGCGAAGCCATTGGTTATCATGCCTTTTGTCAGTCAGTTATTGAACGAGCCTCTGAGCCTGTCAGCATAACGCCCCTTCATTTGGCGAACCTGCAAAAGGTTTACCAAGGTGGCGCTCGGGACGGGACAAACGCCTTTATCTATTCCCGCTTCCTGATTCCGTACCTCTGCGATTTCGAGGGGTTCGCTATCTTTATGGACGGCGCGGACATGATCTGTAAGGCCGACATTGCCGAGCTATGGGCGCAGCGGGACGTTTTCAGCGCGGTTCAGGTCGTCAAACACGACTATAAAACCCGTAACCCGACAAAGTATGTCGGGACTCAGATGGAGGCCAAAAACGAGGATTACCCCCGTAAGAATTGGTCTAGCGTCATGATTATCAATTGCTCACATTACGCTTGGAGATCAATCACTCCAGAGGCCGTGGCAACGATGCCGGGGTTTCACCTTCACCGCTTCGGGTTTATTGAGGAACGGGCTGTAGGTAGTTTGCCGGGTGAATGGAATTGGCTGGCTGACGAATACGGGCCAAACATTAACGCCAAGTTACTCCACTGGACAGCGGGTATCCCAGCATGGCCGCACTACAAAGACGCTCCCAATGCGAGCGACTGGTTTCACGCCCATTCACGGGCAAATGAGGCATCCAGCTAATGCTAATCACAGATTCTTACCGCCAAGAGCAAACTAATTTGCACAAAACCGGCAAATATGGTACGGCTTCGCTACAATATGGGCAGGTTGTCAGCAATCTGCTCGACAGACTAAACAGCAGGTCTATTCTGGACTACGGCTGTGGGTCAATGCGCAACCTCTTGAAAGTGCTTGCACCTCAACATGATGTGCAGTATCAGGGGTATGACCCCGCGATACCCGAGTACAACGTCAAGGAACCGGCTGATTTAGTGGTGTGCATTGATGTCTTAGAACACATCGAGCCTGAGCTACTGGATAACGTTCTTGATGATCTGAGAGATTTAACCCGAGCCTGGGCTTATCTCACCATCCACACGGGGCCAGCAGTTAAACGCTTGAGTGACGGACGCAACGCGCACCTGATTCAAGAGTCGCCCGCGTGGTGGCTCCCGAAACTCTTGGAGCGATGGAATATGCAGACATTCAACGCGACAAATAGCGGCTTTAACGTCCTGATGCGTGCCAAATGATTACCAATTACACCCAGCTACAGGCGTCGGTTATTGATTGGTCTTTTCGTACCGATATGGCATCGCGCTTGCCTGAGTTCATTCAATTGTGTGAGTCGGATATGCAAGTTCGTTGCAAACTTGTTGATTTTGAAGCCTCTGCAACCATCACCGTAACCGCTGGACTTGGGACGCTTCCATCTGGTTTCACGGGTATGCGGGCTATCTATTGGGATGGCGACACAACCCGACCCCTGAAATACGTCACGCCCGATCAGTTCGACAAGCTCTCGAATTACTCTGGACAGGGGTATTGGTACACCATCACCGGAACGTCGCTCAAGGTGGCCCCTATGACGGATGGAGCGGCGGTGATGACCTATAAGGCGCGATTTGATGCCTTGTCAGTGACCAACGCTACAAACGTCATTCTTGATCTGTACCCTGATGCTTACCTTCACGGCACATTACTTCAGTTGGCAGTGTTTACCCGCGATGAAAAGCTGGCACAGAAAGAAGGGGCATTATTCGAGGCATGTATCGAGCGAATCCGCACCGACAACAACCAGCGTAAATACGCCGGGGCTACCTTACAAGTCACCGTATCATGACGCCGCTACAGGGATTTTCACCAGACAGCGAAGCGCCTACACCTGGCGTTTTGATTGACTGTGATAATTTCATTCCGTACCTGACGGGTATGGAGGGCGCTCCCTCTGCTCAGACGCCCAGCGGTGTTCCTGTCCTTGCTGGGGCCTGTGCCGGGGCGGTTGTCGCCACGAAACTCGACGGCTCACGCAGGACTATCGCCGGGACAACTTCACGGCTCTATGAACTGTCTGCAGGGACGTGGACAGATGTCTCCGCGGCTACCTATACGGGCGGTTCTGATTCTCGCTGGTCATTCGCTCAATTCGGTGATGACACCATCGCAGCGAATAAGACGGACGCGATACAGAGAAGCTCCAGCGGGGCTTTTGCAGCTATTGCGGGGGCACCCAAGGCTGAGGTGGTGTTCTCCGTTGGTTCGTTTATCATGGCTTTGAATGTGAATGACGGCGCAGAAAAGGCAGACGGCTGGCACTGCTGCGCATCGTTTGACGTTACCGACTGGACCGAAGCGGTAGCGACTCAGTGTAATTCCGGGAGGCTTGTTTCTTCTCCCGGTCCTTTGACGGCGGGGCTTAGACTTGGGGAATATGCAGTTGCCTATAAGTCCCGCTCTCTTTATTTGGGGCAGTACGTTGGTTCCCCTGCGGTATGGGACTGGCTTTTAGTCCCCGGTGGTGATGCAGGTTGCGTAGGGAAAGAGGCCATTGTCGATATTGATGGCGCTCACTTCTTTGTCGGGACAGATAACTTTTGGGTGTTTGAAGGTTCGAAACCAATCCCCGTAGGTGATGCTCAAGTACGTCAATGGTTCTTTGACAACTCGGACGCATCTAACCTCTACAAGACGAAGTGTTATTACGACAAACAGCAGAACCGGGTATGGATTTTCTATCCGTCC